TTGCAAAGGTGGTAAGCACATTTTATTTTCTTAGTCATCACCATGACTCCGCCTTTACAGGTAAACCATCACGACCGAGGAAGACTTTAATCATGCAGTCAGAAATGCATGTTTTTGTAGTCAGGTTACGAATATAAAGTTTTCGCTTTTTAATATTGTTTGCCGAGGCGATATATGTCCGGCCTTCATGAAGAACATAATCACCAGGAGTCACACACTGACGTGGTATTTCATCAGTTCCGAAGTGATGTGCAATCATAATTATCTCCATTTTTACAAATGAACTTTGTTGATGCGGTGCCTGGTGCCTCCAGGTGACTGCAACCAGTTAACAATTACAGTCGGCTTTCCCACCCAAACCAATAAGGACTAACATGACTTTTAACTGTGCCGCGTGCGCTTAGCCGCATTCACCGCATCACAAAATTCACTTTAAAAAGGGCGGACATCAGTCGAACTTCAAGAAAAAACTGATGCCGCCAAGACTACACACAGCAGTGTTGTTATTCACAACCGGAGGCGCACTCCCACCATTTAAATTTAACAGACAAGACCGACTCTTTATGGATACCGGAAATGCGCCTTCGTGTTGTGCCCGGTTTTATTTCACCACCTCCGGGCTTTGGTGGCCTCGGCTATACCCCTACAGCAAGAATATTGAATTAATCCAATAAATGGTTTAGCTGGTATTTTTGGCAAGCCAGCGACGGGCACCATTTTCGGTTTTAAACGTTTTGCTTTTGGTATACGTCATTGCGGTGAACGTGCCGTCCTGGTTTGGAAACACGCCGTACACCAGAGATGCGTTGTTGCCAAGATCGATAGTATCCATGCTGACCTCATTTCCCCTTAACGCCGGGGTAGCGGAACAAAAACCTGCTGCATAGTTATTAAAGTTGAACCCTGCCGTCATGTTCATACGCCTCGGGCTGGCTACTTAACCCCTGACCACTGCCGGGTAACTCGAAGTATTTCCCTGCGTTCTGTGGGGCGGGGTGGTATTTTTAGTTTAATAAACATTAAACTTAAGTCAAGTAAAAACTAAACCGCGGGACATAACAAACACAACGCTTTTGATAAAGTCGTTGCGGTTGTTATGTTTCTATTGGTAGTGAAAGTTAGGGAAACTGGCGTCTTGCGTGGATCACGTTTACTACTTCAACGCTTGATGTTGTTACGCGGTATAGAATTATATAGTTAGGGTGGGCTACAATCTCACGCAAGCTAGGTACTCTGTCGCTTGGTGGGTATAAATACGGATGTTCGGATAACGGCAGCACACAACCCCTTAATCGCTGCCATAAGCGTTCAGCCGCATCTATGTCGAAACGAGCAATATAACTAGTTATATCATCTAGGTCGGTATCTGCGCTTTCAAGCCATAACACGGGTAACATTTTACTGCTTGCTCCGTTCCTTGCGCATCTTAGCAAAGCGTTCTGCCATTCTGCGCTCAACTTCGTCATGGGGAATTGCTGGGCGCGGATCTGCAAGGCTCGTTGCTACTTTCGCACGCAGCCATTCGTTGTAACTGTTTTCTTGTTCAATGGTTTCAAATTCAGAAACCATTGGTGAAAGGGCTCTATTCATGTTTCCTCCGGTTTTATAACTCAGGCGCGGCGGCATTTTTGCGCCGCAATCCATCTCGCTATGAGATCTTCCATTGATTCTTTTTTCTGCTTTAACTCGCTGATTATCTGGCGTTGCTCATCCTCAGGGAAGGCTGAAAAAATCTGCAATAATTCCAGTTGATTAGACGTTAACCCTGCATGTGGTGGAGAAACCCCCGGTTGTTCTGCGTATTCCGCATCCAGATACCCTTCCGGCATCCCGTATGTTTGCTCTATTCTTCTGGCAGCCTTTTCTCCAAACGAGGCTCTCCCACTCATTAGTTGAGATAGGTAGCTCTTCTCTTTGGGTGGCAGAGTTTTATCTTTAAACCACTCCTTGAGACGTAAACGGCGAATTTCTTTTTTTTGCATGTGGTAATTATCTTTAGTAATCACTAAACAAGCAAATACTTGACTTAATGGTTTATTAAACACTAAACTCGCAAAAAAACACTAAACCGAGGAAGGTATGACATTAAAAGAGTTTATTAAATCATTAAGGGTTGGTGATGCTAAGAAATTCGCGGCCAGACTTGGTGTATCGCCATCTTACTTATCGCAAATGGCGTCTGGACGAACAGCTATATCTCCAACCCGCGCCCTTATGATCGAATCTGCGACGGAAGGCCAAGTAAGTAGGGCGGAGCTACGACCTCATGATTGGGAGCTTATTTGGCCTGAGTATGCGAGCGGCATTCGTTTGGGGCAAACACATGTAGTTCATGCTGAAGGTGATTGTAGTGCATGCTTATCTGATGGAGTTGATTCATGAAAATCAAGCATGAACACATCCGCATGGCGATGAATGTCTGGGCGCATCCGGACGGCGAAAAAGTACCGGCTGCGAAAATTACCAAAGCGTATTTCGAGC